AAAAGGCGCAGATGTTAACGCGAAGAACGCGAAAGGGTTTACTCCTCTTCACCGAGCAGCGGCGGCTAAATCTCCTTCGCCGGAATTAGTTGAACAATTGATTTCTCATGGGGCAAAAATAAATGCGCGCACCAAAGCGGGAACCACGCCGTTAGACTGGGTTGTTGACAATAAAAAAATATTAGAATTGCTCCGCAACCACGGCGGCAAGACGGGTGAAGAAAAGAAAGCTGAAGGGAAATGAAACAATTCCTACTGACAACAATCGCAGCTATTCTATTAATCGGGTGTGTCTCATTCGCCGGATGCAGCAACAACGCAAAAGTAGGATCAGATCCAGTAACGGTAACAATGGAAGTTATAAACAATACTGATCAAGATTTTACCGTTAATTGTAGTTGGTGCGTAGATAAAAAAAATCAAACGCATACTGTCAAGGCTGGAGCGACCTATGTAGTACAATCCAACACGCATGATGCAAGTGGTACCGTTTTTACGGTTAAACCGCTTCCACCAAAGTCAATTGCCCAACCAGACCCCAGTGGAGGAACTTTTCAAATGAGATATGGTTATTGGAATGGTGCAGCACATGTTACTTGTGATGACGTGTGCAACAATTCAAACCCAACTGAAAAAATTCATTACGGTGGTAACTGGGTATTTGATGCTGAGTTTAAGGATGGTAAAGGAGTAAACAGCACCGTAACATTTACTACAAAACCTTTGTAAAAATCTTACCAAGCTTTTAGGTCACAAATAATTTCCCAAGTGTAAAATAAAGAACCAACCATTTGTTACAGTTAACGAGTGGTTTATTAAGTTATGAAAAATATGATTATTACGAAAATACATATACGCTCCGCAGCGAACTTTTTGGGTTTGATGGGAGTTGCTACCGGTGCTATCAAAGTTGTAGTGTTACCGGTGTTGGCTTTGGTCGGCGCAGGTGCACTAGGTGATGTTGATGGCGGGATAAGCAAGATTAGCACAGCCGTTTCTGGGGATCTCGGAAGTATCGCGGCTTTTGGAATCGGCGGTTGGGTTGGAGGCGCAGCTTATGCGTGGATAGCCAACTGGGTACTTCATTTCACACATGGGGTTACGATCGACACCAAATAAGTGTTAATGGAATAGCCAAAAGCTCTCAGAGCTTTTAGGGAACCCCTCGCCTAACAGTGGGGGGTTTTTTTATGGAGCATTATAGCGTTGGGGTTTCCCCTTCTTTAACCATTTAATAGAGGAGACCTCGTACCCGGATTTTTTAACCATAGTTTTTATTTTGGAGGGGTGGATCTCTATACCCCAGTACTCGAGAGAAAGGGTACCTTTTTTTGTATCTATTTTCAACCCTTTTACATAAGAGTTCTTTTTGAAGGCGTTTTTAAGACCTACGGCACAACTTGGGCAAACAAGCCCTTTAATTCTTATTTCCACATCGGGATCTATATTTGGAGCCGCGTTTAATGATAGAGCGAAAATAAAAGGTAAAAAATATCTCATTACTAACTTCCCGACTTTCTGGGATTATTTTTAGTTCCTTGAGCGTTATGGCGAGCAATGTCAACTTCTATTAGACGGAGACGAGTTTCTATTTGATCTATATCTCCCGTATTTCCGGCAATGGCATTTTGCAGGACTGCCATCTCAGTAATTTTCTTATCCATTTGAATCAGCTTATCGTGGACCTTCTCAAACTCCACCTTACTCGGAAACAATGTCTGCAGGTAGCCCAAAACCAAAAGACCTATCATGGGGGCCACCTTAAGAAATCCGTCAAGGTCCGCGAAACTTACTTTACCTTTAGTGTCTGACATGCAATAAATAATTACACAGGAATAAACGAAAGTGTAAAATATATCAATGAAGACCCTGATCTTCTACGAGAGCATCGTCGAACCTCCCAGCGACTCATTAGCTGTACGAGGAGTGTGTCTTTATTTAAAGATATTTCAAAAAGAGCGCCAAATATTGCTGGAGGCCGAAAAAACAAATAGAGACCTTTATTACAATTGGGCCAAGTACACGGGGCTGTGGGACTTCGTCGAAGATATAGTTTGTCCTGCGGATGATATTTTTGGATTAAGAATATCCAATACTAAAGTGAGACCCCCTTCTATAAGGGTAGACCGTATAGCTTATGAGAATCTGGACGATCTACTAGCTCGGATTTATTAGTTTTTTGTAAAAGAGCTTAAAATGGTGTATAATAGAGTATATATGCCAACATCAATCCCTTTTAACCCCTCATTGGTTCTGGGCAATCTCATTAAGCTTGAAGATATACAGAAGCTGCAAGCGGTGGCCCAAGCGGAGGTACCCGTGAACAACGCGCAGCAAAATCTCAACGACAGCATTACGACAAAGCGTAAGTTGGATATGACGCTTCAAGAATTAGTGGAAATGAATGTGTCACCTAAGGAACTTGAAGATTTTACGAAAACGATAAAAGAGGTAGAGGGGAGTATTGTCACGAATGCAAGCGCATACGGAGAATCGGTTATTAAATGCCAAAGTGACCTTGCAAAAGCCAAAGCTAATCTTAGCAACATAACAATTTCGGAAATGCCCGAAAGCCCAATCGACTGGAATAAGAGCGCTATAAAAAATCTGCCATTGAGCTCTAATACAATGGTCGCCGATGTCCAGTTCGTTCACAACCAATTTGAGAAGGACATGGACAGTGCTTATGTTAATGCTATTGGAGCAACCGTGCAAGGCAGCATGTCTTCCATTTTCGGGCCTCACTTTTCGTCGAACCAACTAGTGGGAACAATTGTCATTACCGTAGCCTGTACTCATGAAAAGAGTAATATTATGGCTCCATTTATATTAGATCCCGAAAAGGCGGTCTATGCTTGGAACGCTCTATGCCCAGACCAGATTGATACCACGAATCCCCAATCACTAGTAGCAGCTATTAAGAATACGTCTGCCACGGGCAGTAAGTCAAATAAGGAGGGCTTGAATCTTCTATCTGGTCGAACGCTCGGGAGTTCTTTCGTTGGTATGGTTCATATATTAAAAACTGAAAAAACAAACACCACTCAAAAAGTTAATTCGTTGACTGCCCAAATGACATCAGCATTTTCTTACGGAGCATTTCTTGCTAGCGGAGAAGGCAAATTCGGTGTCGATAAATCATTTAGTGACAGTGTTAAGAATATGTTAAGCACTAGCGCATTGTCGACTCATTGTTCTATAGTCACGATGGGTATCATTCCATCCATCAAATGCAACGATATCCATACAACTGTGAGAGCGTTGGATCCGGATCCTGCGTCGGTCATGAAGGGGTTAGAAACGATTCAAGAGGCTACGAGTGGAGACGTTAAAAGCATGACGTCAGATGCCGACAAAGCAAAAACTGGGAAAGAATATATGACGCTACAAAATGGCTATATTGATTCTGCGGTTACTAGTGTCGGCAAGCTCCAAGGTCAGCAAAACAGTGTTATTGATACAAACTCGCTAATGACCGCCTTTGACCATTACGTGAACCACGCGTCAGACGGAAATACTGGCGTACCAATTAACTTCTTTGTTCGACATATTGATAAACCAATGATCGCTAAAGCTTGGCTTAATAAATTTAGCCCAAAGAAATATTGGCAATATAGTTCTGGCGATGATGCCTCTACGGGAGAAGGTTCTCCTAGCGCGAAATCATAATTTAGGTTCTGGGGTTGTTCGGCCGTAACGATCCTCCAGCCTTACTATATCGTCTTCGAAAAGATAATCGCCAATTTGAACTTCTATAATTTCAGCGAAGTCATCAGTATGATTTGCCATACAATGTTTTTCTTTGATGGGAATATATGCAGACTCATTCACTTTAAGTTCTTGGGTAACTTCACCTATCGTCACGGCAAGCGTTCCATAAACAACCGTCCAATGTTCGGAGCGTCGATTATGGTATTGAAGCGATAGTTTTTCTCCCGCTTCAACAGTAATACGTTTCACCTTAAATCCTTTCCCCTCGTCCAAGACGGTAAAGGAGCCCCAAGGGCGTTTTTCTGTATAGTTGCTCAAGGGATAAGTTTTGTCACCGCTTCTTTTATTAGTTTATCCTTCGCTTCTTCGACGGCTTCTTTCACCACCGTCTCAACTACGGCCTCTACGGCCTTCTCCACGGCCTTTTCTTTAATATCTTCACCTCTGATAGTCCAAAACGCTACCCCGGCTATGAGAGTCAAAATTACTGCACCTATAGCTAGCTTTTTCTTCATGTTTTATATTACACCAAGCGGGGGTATTTACCCAACCTTTTGGTTCGGGTGGGGACTATACCCAATCTAAAAGCTCGTAGAGCTTTTGAAACCTAGCAAATGGGCGTTTTATGAGTGGCATGATTCTTGCAGTGTAATATTTGTTATGTTTATTAAACGTATACTCAAAATCGGGCTGGTAGCTATTGTGGCGTCAGCGTTAACAACTATACAGGCTCAGCCTGCACCTAAACCAGATAAGCCTACAAAGGAGAAGCCTGAACGTGGTGGCAAGAAGTGGGATTCCGAAAAGGTTAAAGAGCGTCTTAAGGCTGCTTTTGAAAAACGCAGGAAGCATCGTGGGGACGCAAGGAAACGTGGGCACAAAGTTCGTGACCGTAAAAAAGGGGACCACAAGAAGGGTAGTGGATTTGGTAAGCTCGTAAGAGACGACGCCAAGATCAAAGAACTAAAGGAGGCCTTTGCTGCTGCCGCCAAAAAGCAGAAGGGTGCTTTTGATAGAGACGCATGGAAAGATGCTACAGATGACGAAAAGAAGGCCCTTAGAGAGAAGATGTCCGAGGGAAGAAAAGAATGGTATGAGAAGATGAAATCCCATCGCGAAGAGGTCGGTAAACGCATGAAGGAAATCCGCGCAGAGTTCAAAAACAATAGGGACAAAGTGATCGATGGAAACGATCCCGGCGAATGAAAGGGTGATAATCTTGTTATACAATATCACAAGCCTTATTACATCCCTTCGAGTATAACCGACAGGAATCTTAAGTCTGCTCCCGAGATAAATTGGGAACTAAAGATACCGAGAAACAAAGTGGGGATAGTTATAATAAGAAGACCCGCGCACCAAGGCGGAGACATTATAATAAGGTAAACTAAAAGCCCCGCGAAAGCGGGGCTTTTTGTTAACGAGAACCAATGATCGGTGTTAATATAAGTCCGAATAATCTATGGCGTTAGTGCTGGCACTAACTTTTATGCCAAATTTTTTAGCTGCAGCCTTAATTTTGCGAAGAGCAGCTTTTTTAGCTTCGGGGCTAATGTCTGTTTGATCCAGTCTCGCTAAAGCGTTCCTGACGTGGGCTGCGTCTGGGATAGGAAGGTGACGAAGTGAACGCGGAACGGTTTTGCCACTTGCGTCTTTTTTTCCGCCGGGACTAATGTAGGCAAAATCCGAATCAGGCAAGTCATTTTTGGATCTGGTACCTATCTTGGCTCCCTTGTTTTGCTTGTCGTATTTTTCGTCCTTCTTTAAATCATGAATTTCAGCTCTTTTCTTTTCGGAGGGTTTACCCTTCTTGAGTTTCTTAATTTTACTCTTATCGTCCTTGACCGCGTCTTTTTCGTGTTCTCCCTTTTCTTTCTTGGAGTCGCGCTTAAGTTCCTTCTTGTCGGTTTTATCCCATTGCTCCTTGGTCTTAGCTTCGTCAGTAAGTTTTTTTATTGGCACGCACTTTTTCTTGTCTTTGCTTAACTCATGTCCGGGTTTGCAGTTGGGCGGGTAACCAGCTTTTTCATCGGCAAGAAGGCCACTTTCCTTATACTTAAGGATCTGTTTACTAAAATCGATCTCTTTCATTACTTTAATCTTTACACTTATTTTCCCCTAAGTGGCGTTAATTCTGGGTCACTAGTCTTATTTGGTGTAAATTACATTGATGCCGAAAGTAAAAAGCACAAGGGACCTTGAATCCCTTGAGATTTTGGACGGGAAGGTAAAAGTTCACCAAAGGGAAACACTTAAACAAAAAGATACCTTTTATATAGACGAACTTAACTGGACAGAGAAGCAAAAAAAATTCATTGAATTATCCTCTAAAAAAGACACAAGGGTAATTTTATGCAAAGGCCCCGCGGGAAGTTCGAAAACTCTCACTTCCGTATATTCGGCGCTCTATTTACTAAATTCCAGTAAGGTTTCTGATATAATATATATGCGTTCCGCAGTTGAGAGTTCTGACTCAAGGTTGGGGTTTTTACCCGGGGATGCTGATGAAAAGCTACATTACTACAACCTTCCCTTTATGGATAAATTAGATGAACTGTTGAGCGAAACGACAGTTAAAAAACTTCAGAAAGAAAAAAGAGTATCTATTCATCCGGTTAATTTCGCCAGAGGGATGAGTTGGAACTCTAAAGCTATAATTTTAGATGAAGCCCAAAACAGCTCACTTAGGGAAATAGTGACAGTTCTCACTCGTATAGGAAAATATTCACGTGTTTTTATATTGGCGGATCCGATGCAGACAGATCTTAAGAATGGTCAGCGAGGGGGATTTGGTAAAATTTTTAGTATTTTTGATAATCAGGAAAGCAGGGATAAGGGGATAGAGACTTTTGAGTTTGGTACGGAAGATATTGTCAGGTCGGAGTTGACTAAATTTATCGTGTCTAAATTGTCGAAATTAGATACTATTTAATCTGTTTACTAATTAAACCGGCTAAAACCGAAGAGAACTTTCTGACTTCCCTTTCGGGTTTGTCCCAGAAAAACGCATGAGTCACTTCCTCGATTAAAGTACTCAGTTTCCTACGTTTTTTAAGTTTTGGATCCACGAGAATTTTAGGATTGTCTAGCTCAGGAGAGTAACAGAGGCCATCTGCATTATAAGTATGATGGGGCTTTTTCCATACTAATTCGTACTCTATACCGTCAGAATTTTTGAATTTGATAGTCTCCATATATATAAGATATACACTTTTTTTGAAAAATCCATTATTTTCATTAAAATATAAAGTGTAATACTAATTATGAAACTTTACTGTCCGACATGTGGAGCTGGAACCAACTATTCTTTAGATAAACCCAAGTTTTGCGCCTCCTGTGGACAGCCGTTTACTATCTCCGGTAACACTACCCCCAGAAAAGTATCGAAGCCCAAACTAAAAGATACCAACGCTGAAATAGAAGAAATCGAAGAAGAGTTCGAAATTCCCAGAATTGAAAAACTCCAGTATCATCTAGAAGCCTCCCAAGGATTTAATGCGGTCCCATTGAGGGATATTGCGGGAACTCACGAAGGAGGAGAAAGTGACGGTTACGTGAGGGAAACGGATCCAACATACACTGCAGAGTCCCTTAATGAAGATTTTAAAAGGGATGCTGGATCATCCCGCACAACTAATGCCGAGACGTAAGAAACCCAAATTCGAAGATTTCATTGAACAAATAGACGAAGAAATTAAAAAAAGAAAATCCAAATGGAATTTGACTGCTCTCTCGTGGATGGATTTTGATGATGTTTCTCAAATTCTAAGAATTCATATTTTCAAAAAGTGGCATTTATATGACACACGAAAACCTTTGAACCCGTGGATTAATCGTATAATATCCAATCAAATAAAAAACCTAATTAGAAACAATTATGGTAATTACTGTCGCCCCTGTTTGAAATGTGCAGCAGCAGAAGCTGGTGACTTATGTTATATATACGGTAAACAGTCTGACGCATGTCCCCTTTATGCCAACTGGACTAAAACTAAAAAACAAGCTTATGATGCTAAATTGCCAGTTTCTATTGATGATTACTCTCACGAAATAAACGCGGCGGAATATAGGGGTATTGATGTTCTCTCTTTAATGGAAAAACTTAACAAAAAAATGGAAGAAGCCCTTAAACCTGCGGAATGGAAAATATATAAGGCTCTATATATCGACAATATGTCGGAGGAAGATGCCGCTACATTGATGGGATACAAAACTAACGAAAAGAATAGAGTACCGGGCTACAAGCAAATTAAAAATGTTAAAAAATCCATAATACAAAAAGTTAAGAAAATGTTAGCTGACGGAGAAATAGAGATAATATGAGCTCCAAGAATATAGAACTTAACGAGGACCAGCAACTAGTTTTACTGAATGAATGGAATAGCAGACCTGATGACCCTCCTTATATCAAGGAGCTAATAGAGTTGGTGTTTCCTGATGTCCCTGAGGAAAAGAGAGACGGCCGTTCGAAGTATGGTAGAGCAGTCAAGAAGTTTTTGTCCGAGAAAAGTCTTAATGCCAAAGTATCCCATAAGTACTACCCAAAAGAAAAAACCGAACTTACAGAAGATCAAAAAGAATATATAGAAAACAACTGCGGAGCAATGAAACCTATGGAGATGGCTAAGGTCGTTTTTGATGATCCCCGCATTTCTCCTTTGGATTTGAGGTACAAGGTGTTATTTGACTTTCTTAAGACGATAAATAACAAAGTTAAATATGCCGATGTAACGAACGAGGAGACCGCGGCGGAAGCGGGCTATTCTCCACCGAAGTCAGAAGCTCGAGCATTAGTTAGGGTAAACAAGTATGTTTATAACGGAATTGACAAGGACAAAGTCACCACTAAGATAAAAAGAAATTTGTATACCTTAATTGGATATATGCATACCTTCCGTTTTCTTCATCAAATTGGAACTTACAATATCGAGACGGATAGAGAATTATTTGAAAGTAGTTTTGTAAGATATACGTGGGATAAACCTGACCTCACCCAAGAGGAGGTTGATCAGTACATTGTTCTCTCCGCAGAAGTTGTTATAGCGTCCAACATTCAACGACGCGTCGAAAGACTTCAACAACTGTTAGATCAAAACGCTGAAGACACAGAAGGCAGACGAATGGCGATGAGCTTGGTGGAAGCCATCAATACGGCGCAGACAGAATACAACCAATGCGTTAACCGACAAACCAAACTGCTTAACGAACTCAAAGAGAAACGAAGTCACCGCATGAGTAAAATGATGCAGGAGTCCGCTTCCATATTAAATCTTGTGGAACTTTGGAAAGACGAGGAGTCTAGACATAAAATGATTAAGATAGCTGAGCTTAGGAAGAAGAATGTTTCCAAAGAGATAGAAAGACTGACCTCAATGGAAGAGATTAAATCTCGTATCATGGGGATAAGCGAAGAGGAAGTTTTAAATGGTTGAATGTAATGTTTGCAAAAAAGAATTTGAAGAGGATAAGAATCTTCATTTACATATCAAAGCTCACAAGCTCGCGATAGGAGATTATTACCAAACTCAATTTCCTCGGCACGATCTACATACTAAAGAACTAATAAAATTCAAGAATAAAGAACAGTATTTTTCCGCGGACTTTAATAATAAAAGAAATTTAAAAAGCTGGCTTAAGGAGGCTCCTCTGGAAAAAGCTAGAAAATATTGCAAAGGGCTCTTAACAAAAAGGAAGAGGGAGAAGGGCTTAAAATACACCCCCACAGAAGTAGAGATGCGAACACTTTTGGTCCCTCCTATTTCCTACTATCAGATAATTTTTGAAGATTACTATAAGCTGTGTGAGAAGATGGGTTTGAAGAACAAACTTTCCCCTTTTCCTCCTCAAGACCTAGACGGAAAAATAAAATTCAAGGAGGAGTTCGATGAAGATCATCTTATTTACATTGATTCGCGAGAACAAAACCCCCTTCAAATAAAAGACTTCCCCACAGAAGTCAAAGGGCTCAAGTTTGGGGACTATTGTCTTAACGACAAGGAGAAAACCGGAAACTGTTATATCGAGAGAAAGTCTGTTCCTGATCTTATCGGGACTTTGAGCGCCGGTTTGGAAAGATTTGAAAATGAAATAAAACGTGCTAAGGAGGAAGATGCGTACATGGTGATTCTCGTGGAGAGAAAACTGGAGGAGTGTTTGGCGTTTAACAAGCTTCCATACGAATTCAAAAATTTCCGCACATTCAATTCCTATTTGTCGACGGAAGGGTAGAGTGCGTAAGGATCGTCAAAAAACTATTACTCACCAAGATATTAAAAACCAAATTTGATTTGCAGTTAGCGTACGATTTAAAACTATTGTAATATGTGGTATTGTCCGGAAAAATATAATCGCCCCATTGTAGACATAAACAAGGAGTCCCTTGCGTTAAAGGGGGAACTCGGGGATCGACAGGCTAAAATCACACTAGCTAAATTCATGCGTTCTAATCTTGGGTTTACCACTGAGCTCTTGTCGGGGATCAAGTTGGCTCTTTATCAAGAGATAACTCTCAAGGCATTTTTTAATAGAAATTTTAATATGTGTGTGTGGGGACGTGGTTGCGGAAAAACTTTTATCGCAGCCGTCTATTGTTTTCTGCAGTGTATTTTTGAGCCTCGCACTAAGATCCTTATTGCGGGTCCGACTTTTCGTACAGCCCGTTTTATTTTTAACAATATAGAAAAGATAGTTGAGTCGAAGGAAGCGCAAATGTTAGCTCACGCTTTCGGGGCCAAATCTAAACGTAACGATCAGTTCGAGTGGAAAATTAACGAAGGTACGATAACCGCCATTCCATTAAGTGGAGAAAAGATTCGTGGTTTTCGTGCTAATGTGTTGGTGCTTGATGAGTTCATGTTGCTTCCCGAAGATACCATCAAAACAGTGCTGATGCCTTTTTTGGTAGCTCCTCAGGACATGGCTGAGAGGATAAAGATAAGGGAGATGGAAGATGATCTTATTGCAAAGGGTGATATGAAAGAGAAAGACCGGATTGTATTTACAAATGATTCAAAAATGATAGCGTTGTCTTCTGCAAGTTACAGTTTTGAAAACCTTTATCGCACATATAAGAATTGGATGGGTAATATTTATTCGGATGATATTATGCAATCTAATTATTTTATTTCGCAAATGGGATTTGATTCTATTCCCCCCGATATGATTGATAGCACCGTCATTGAAGAAGCCCGAGAAGGGGGAGCTTCCAGTTCATCTTTTTTGAGGGAATATGCAGCTCAATTCACTGATGGGAGCGATAGTTATTTTAGTGCAAAGAAAATGCATCAATGCACTATTCCCGATGGGGAGAAACAACACACTTTGGTAAAAGGGGAAAAGGATAAAGAATATATTCTGGCCATTGACCCAAGTTTCAGCAATAGCCCTGCGTCTGACTTTTTTGCCATGTCTGTGTTAGAGTTGGATGAAGAAAAAACCACGTTTTCCACACTGGTTCATGGGTATGCTGTCGCGGGAGGAGATTTGAAGGATCACTTAAAATATCTTTATTATCTAGTAACTCATTTTAATTTTTCTATGATAATCATAGATAACGCCGGATATCAATTTATAGATAGCGCCAATGAATCTGAGTTATTTCAAAGCTCACGTATAAAAATTAAATTTTTTGATTTTAATAGCGATAAGGAAGGGGCTGATTATCAAAAGGTGCTCCTTACAGCCAAGCACCAATACAACAAAAAAGAAAATGTGATTTGTTTTAAACAGTTGTTTACTACTACTTTTTTGCGCGAAGCTAACGAACATCTGCAGGCTTCCATAGATCACAAAAGAATTTGGTTTGCTTCTCGTACGGCAGCATGTGGGAGCTTTTTTGACAAAGTGTCGGCTCAGGCCGTTCCTCTAAAATTAATGCCTTATGAAAATAAAGGGGATTTGATAGAGTTTCAGGATGACGTGGTTTATCAATCAAAGAAACAGTGTGCTCTTGTAGAGGTTAAAACTACAGCAAAAGGCACCCAAACATTTGATTTACCCCAACACCTTAAAAGAAGCACCTCCGCAAACCGAGCTCGGAAGGACAACTATACTACTTTAATGTTAGGGAACTGGGCGGTTAAGTGTTATAATGACCTTAAAAATACTAAGGTGGAGCAAATTAATCATACATTTACTCCCAGAATGATAGCTTAGGTGTAAAATTAAAGTAAAACATGGCGGTAAGGAAGAAAACGGAACAAGGTGCGGAACCTCTAATGGCTAAGCATGAAACTGTAGCTAGCTCTACACGAACGCGGAGAAACAGGGCTGCCGACATTGTTAGGACGGACCGTTTCAGGAATATCGAAAACGGTATGATACCGTTTAAGTATTCGCGGGGAGTTTCAAATAATTCTAATATTGAGGTCCGAGACACTATTGTTTTGTGTCAAAAGGCTTATTATAATTTCTCAGTTTTTAGAAATACTATTGATCTAATGACTGAATTTTCCATTAGTAATTTATACTACACAGGCGGAAGTCGCAAGTCTCGTGAATTTTTTGAGACCTTGTTTGGAAGAATAAATATAGATGATCTTCAAAGTAGATTTTTTCGTGAATATTATAGATCCGGTAATGTTTTTATCTATCGGTTCAATGCTAAGATGGATAAATCTGATGCTTTTAAGATCAATCAAACTTTTGGCTTAAGCGAGGCTAATGAGAACATCGAAATTCCTTCAAAGTATATAATCCTTAACCCTTCTGATATCCAACTTCAAGGAAGTATAGCTTTTAGTAGCGGGGTTTATTATAAGGTAGTTACCGATTACGAGCTGCAAATTTTACGGCATCCACAAACCGAAGAGCAAAAGGAAGTTTTTGAAAGCCTACCAGAGGAAACAAAAAAACTAATAAACGACAGTAAAAACGTCGGAATGTCTGCTGTTACGATGCCTCTCAATACGGATAGGCTTATAGCTGTTTTTTATAAAAAGCAAGATTATGAACCATTCGCCGTACCCATGGGGTATCCCGTATTGGAAGATATCAACTGGAAACAGGAGATGAAACAAATGGACATGGCGGTTGCAAGAACTACCAACCAAGCCATTCTCCTGATAACGATGGGGTCTAAGCCTCAAGACGGAGGAGTAAACCAGAAAAATCTGATGGCAATGCAGAAGCTATTCGAAAACGAGTCGGTGGGTCGAGTGTTAATTTCTGATTACACAACTGATGCAAAGTTTGTTATTCCCGACATTGGTAACATTTTAGATCCCAAGAAGTATGATGTTGTCAATCAAGACATCCAGATGGGATTAAATAACATTCTGTTGAGTGACGAGAAATTTGCCAACACAAGCATCAAGGTTCAGGTTTTCATGGAAAGGCTGAAACAGGGACGTAGAGTTTTTCTCGAAAATTTCTTAATGCCGGAAAT